ATAAGTTAAATGATGTTTGATTGGTAGTTATATCCCCGCCTTGTACTTCTAAATCACCTTTCACTGTAGCGTTATTATTAATAGTAGTTGTACCAGTAGTAGATCCTATTCCTATAGTTGTTCCAACAGCAGCAAAGTTAACAGTGGTAGCATTTGTATTTAATAAGTTAAATGATGTTTGACTTGTAGACAACGTATTACCGTTAACAGCTAGAGTACCTGTTACTGTAGCGTTATTATTAATAGTAGTTGTACCAGTAGTAGATCCTATTCCTATAGTTGTTCCAACAGCAGCAAAGTTAACAGTGGTAGCATTTGTATTTAATAAGTTAAAAGATGTTTGGTTAGTAGTTATATCCCCGCCTTGTACTTCTAAATCACCTTTAACTGTAGCGTTATTATTAATAGTAGTTGTACCAGTAGTAGATCCTATTCCTATAGTTGTTCCAACTCCAGCAAAGTTAACAGTAGTAGCACCTGTATTTAATAAGTTAAAAGATGTTTGGTTAGTAGTTATATCCCCGCCTTGTACTTCTAAATCAGCAGATAAAGTTGTGTTACCAGTCACAGTAAATGTTCCACCTATAGTAGTATTTCCCGAAATAGCAGCTGTTCCTAATACATCTAATTTTTGTACTGGCGTAGTAGATCCTATTCCGACATTACCATTATCACCTCTTATAACTAAACTATCTGTTGCATTTGATGCATTTGCAGTATTATTAAATCTTAAAGTTTTATTTGTAGTATCACCACCGTTCATATATATTGACCATGCAAAAGCACTAGCATCTGTTCGAGCAATTAAAGAATAAATAACTTTCGATGTATTATCATTTGCTGCAATCTGATTAGAAATAACGCTACTATTACCTGATGATGTTGATGAATTATATACATATAATGCAATACCACCTGTATCACTTGGTTTATTATTTGCACTGTTATGTTCAATATGTACCTTGTTTGTAGGCGCAGATGTTCCTATTCCAACATATCCATTATTACCATTAATTACAATCCTGTCATTTGAAATAGCAGTAATATCGCCATTAATTGTACTATTAATTCTTAATAATTTATTAGTATCTGCATTACCACTAGACCATATAGACCACGCAAAGTCCCCTGTATCTAGTCCGTATATTACTTTACCAGTAGATGCAGTATTTATTCTATTTAGGATTACAGAATTGTTTGCAGTACTTGCAGTAGTATTATTATTTTCTACAAGAAGACCAATGCCATAAATATTAGCATTTTGTGTTTCAGATGTGAGACTATTGATACTGTTGTGAACAATATGCATTCTACTAGATATAACAGTTGTACCCATTCCCACATGTCCATACCTATCCATGATAAAACCTGCTCTACTTCCAGCAAAAATGTCCATTGTATTACTTGTATGATTATTATTGACTGTAAATGCAGGATAATTCATTGCACCACTAACTTGATCATGTACTATATGAAATTTTCCTAATGGATTTGTAGTACCTATTCCAACATAAGAATCATTATATGTTATAAACTTTGTAGGGTTATTTGTATAATAACCTCCATTAGATTTCCATCTTTCTATACCGTATGCTTCGTTAAGAGATGTTTGAACATAATTAATATCTGTACTCCCTGTTTTTAGTTTATTGATTTCTGTAGATGTTAAAGCATCATTATATATTCTAAAGTCTTGAATACTACATCCTGCAAAATTACCTTCACCAGTTAAAGGATGAGACCCTATTCTATAAACCAAATTATCTGGTAAAACATTCTCAAATCTATCATCATAAGCACCACTTTCAGTTTCCCATCTATATACATAACCAACTTTTAATATTTTATTAATGTCAAACTTTTCAAAGAAATCAACTATTTTGTTTGTGGTACTTATAACACCTGTTGTAGTATCAGTAATATGCATAATAACAGATGCTGTTCCTCCGTATATTTCAAAAACAATGTCTACAATATACCATCTGCTAGCTGTAATTGTATTTATGCTTGCTAAAGTATCTTCTATGAAAGCACCACTTGTATCTTTGCTTTTACTTCTAGATTTGAAATAAACCTTATTATCACTTCCTATGCTAATGTAAATGAAATTAACACCGTTATTTAAACCTGTAAAGAATATAGGAATTTTTCTATTGATTGTAGCTCCTGGATTGAACAAAAAATGCATAGTAAAACCTTTATTATCTATCTTATCCAAAAATCTAGTGATATTTGATGGATCAGAATGATATAAATATACGCTAGTAGCACCACTATTCCACGAGAATGAATTTCTATATGAAATATTGTATGTAATAGGTGTCGATGTACTAAAACCAGTTCCAGAAGAAATAATACCAGTATAGCTAGTATTATTTGCTATTCCTGAGAATGTCAAATTTAATCCAAAACTATTATCTGATAACAAATAACTAGTAGTAAATGTCGCAGAAAGACTTGTAAAAATATAAGATACATCTGGTGTAATAATATTTTGTATATATACTTGTGTCTTTTTATAAATATCTCCTAGTTCAACCAAAGTATTTCCTACTACATGTAAATCTGCTCTAGGACTGTGTGTGCCTATTCCAACATTACCATAAGGAAAATATATATTTGACCCGTTAGGAGCAAAACCAGAACTTCCTTTCCAAGTATCAAAATTATATATTAGACCATCTATTTCTTCTAATGTTAAGGCTTTACTAAATAGTTTTAGATTTTCTAAATAGAATTTCGTACCACTTCTTTCATAATCATTTGTGCCAAGATTTAGATTATATCCTATTAGTAATACTAAATTAGTCTTGCTAACATTTGCAATCGAATAAGGCGTATAAGGAATATTTACATCATTAAAAGATTTATCACAAGATCCGTTCAAATATATTAGCAAAGACATAGTAGAATAATCAAATGATATCTTGCATACAAGATCAACGATATACCAAACATTTGAATCTATTTCAGCGGATGCATACTCTATGTTACCTACGTAAAATCGCAAAAAATTTCCAATGATGACCGCTCTAATAAGTTGTGTACTAAATGAAGAAGAACCATTAGCAATAGTAAAAATTTCACATACTCTATTTTGACCTGTTTCAATACTCTTTTTAAATACAAAATGAATAGAAAAACCATTAGACATATGAAAACTATTAAGCAATCCCTGAATTTTAGCGCTATTATCGCAAATTAAGTATGGTGATGATGCAGAACTTGCACTATAAGTCCATAACAAAGCATTTCTAACATATCCATTTTCTTTAGTTATTGTATTTGTATTTACAATAGGTATTACAACTTTTGCCGGATAGTTTGTTTTACCATCTACATCGCCTGTTTTATATAGTATGTTAATTTCTTCATATGTTAAAATCTTATTATATATACGAAAGTCATCGATATTACCATTCAAATAGTTTGTACCATTACCAAATAATGAAATACTAGAACTTGTCGCTGAACTCAAATTCCATGCGCCAAAATCAATATCAAATGATATTAATATTGCATTGATAAAGACAGCGACCTTGCAATTATTAGTAGCGTCTTTATATGCTGTAACTGTCAAATGCTTCCAGTCTGATACAGTCCAAAAATTCACATAACCACTTGTATCTAATATTTTATCTACACCACCAATTGCTATATTGATTGTGTTAACATTATTCGCAACTCTTGTAATACGTAATACCTTATTTGCGTCAGTAACAATTATATCATTACCATTCAAAGCATTTATTTTAACCCAAAAACTAACTGAGTACATAGTCAAAGTACTCCAATTATACGAAGGAATGTCCATTTTAGCAATAGAACTATCTGATTTAGCAGATGCACTGCCAATTTTATAATTATTAGTATCAAAACTAACAGAAGTACTTATAAGATTATATGTTGTACCCCCTGTATTTGTATTACCAAAATTCACAAGTAAACTAGTATTATCAAATTTGTACCAAAATGGTAGATTTAAAGTATCTGTAAAAAACTTATCATATTTGTCTTCATCTAGAATAGTATTATTATTAGTATTTATTAAGTCAGTAAAATCATAATATATATTAGGTTCAAAATCATATTCTATGACAACATTTCCCAATCCTGTTTGTAATGAAATATTATCTACAAATCTAGATAATAAGTCAAGTTCATTCTTCAAAATATTAGATACGTTATATACAAAATTAGATGCATGCACATTTGATGCATATGCGATTGTTCCTGTTCTAAGTGCAGTATAATAAAGATTACTCCCTTCCGTAAGCATACCAGTGTCCCGATCCAAGAAATTTACATTATATAAATTGCTACCATCGCCTTTGAAATATGTCGAATATGTTATACCATAAATATGCAAATCATGTTCGGGAACATATGTATTAATACCAACTTGACCACCGCGCTTTACAACAATAGCTAGTTTGTTATCATCGTAAACTTCAAAAGCATTACTAGTACCATAGTTCTGGATTTTCAAAGCTGGATGTGGGCTTATGTTACTAATTTTTACAAAATTACTTGTAAGAACTCTTGTCAGTATGGTCATATCATCACCATATACCAAAAAATTCGATGTTCTCAATCTATCAGTTACATTCATATTTCCGCTAACCTCAAATTTTTCTTTCGGATTATATGTATTGATACCAACATTCCCACCTTTTGCAACAGTCAAAGCGGATATATTGTGATCGAATACTTCAAATGCATTGCTTGTACCATGGTTATCTATTTTAAATGTTGGGTATGCACTTTCATTAACTGTATGTACAAAATTACTATTAAGAGTCATAGTCTTAATTACAATCTGACCACCATAAATCTCTAATTCATAAACTCTTAATAAAGAATTCACATGCATATTTCCAATAACCTCAAATTCTTTTGTAGGTGCATATGTATTTATACCAACCCTACCTTCCTTTGTTACAACTAAACCAACTTTATTATTTGCGAAAACTTCTAAAGCGTTACTTGATCCATAATTATTAATTTTCATAGCAGGATGTTCGCTGTTATTAGTGATCTTAACAAAATTACTATTTAGCATTCTAGACATTATAGTAGCATCGTCGCCATAAACCAAAAGGTTTGAAGTCTTAAATATTTCACTTACGTGAGCATCACCTGTAATATCTAGATCATATCTAGGTTGCATCATATTAATACCAACTTTTCTAGTATTATTAATAACAAAGACAATGTCTTCATCATCATATACATGAAACATATCATCAATACCAAATTGTTTTACAGTCAAAGCAGGTCCAACTGTTTGTGATACAATCTCCATTTTTTCACTTTGATAAGTTTTAGTGTCTAATCTTGTATTTTCACCATATACCACAATGTTAGACGCATACAAAGTTTGACTTATTCTAGCATCGCCAATAAGATCTATATGAAATTTAGGATCTTGAGTATTCACACCTATAAAACCGTTATTGGCAATAGTAAAATTAGATGTATTTGTGCTTAACACTTCTACAGCATTTCCAGATCCTTCATTTATAATTTTAAAGGCTGTTTTATCATTTTTATAAATAATATTAAAATAATTACTACTTATCATCTTTGTCAGAAATGTAACATTATCACCATATACAAGTAAATTGCTAGTTTTTATTAGTTCACTAACATGAACATCGCCAATAACTTCAAAGTCATTTGCTGGATAGTAGGTATTTATACCAACATTACCTCCCTTGCTGACAATGAGACCAACTCTGTTATCATCAAAAACTTCAAATGCATTACTTATACCATAATTTACTATCTTCATTGCAGGATGTGCACTATCGTTGCTAATTTTAACAAAGTTGCTATTTAACATTCGGGTGTGAATAGTTGTGTCGTCGCCATATACTTCAAAATTAGAAGTCATCAATAATTCGCTAACATATACATCACCATTAACATCTATGGTATATCTAGGATCTAATAAATTTATACCAATTTTATTATAAGGAATAACACTAATATCATCACTTGCAATTTTTTTGGGTATTGAAACAACAATCATACTATCATCATATATTTCAAGAACATTTGCAGGACCATCGTTTTTGATTGTTAATGAAGTACCTGTTTGTGTATTTTGTATTAAAGTTGGCGCCCTTATATCTACAAATTCACCGTAAACTGAAAGGTTGTATGTTTTAGTCAAAGCACTTGTATGTACATCTCCTACAACTTCTAATTTATATTCTTCATTAGGCTCGTATGTATTTATACCAACATTACCACTTTTTGCTACAACTAATCCTATCAATTCGTCAGTAAATACTTCAAGTGCATTACTTGTACCATAGTTATTTATTTTCAAAGAAGGATGTTCAGTAAAATTACTGATAGTAACAAAGTTGCTATTTGACATTCTTGTTAGCACTGTCATATCATCTCCGTATACTAGCATATTACTAGTTTTTGTAAGTTTGCTAACATGCACATCTCCAATAACTTCAAAATCATTAACTGGATTATAAGTATTGATACCTACATTCCCCCCTTTAGTTACAACAAGACCTACTCTATTGTCATCAAATACTTCAAAAGCATTACTAATACCGTAATTTGTTATCTTTAGTGCTGGATATTCTGTATCGTTTGTCATTTTTACGAAATTGCTATTTAACATTCTTGTCAAAATAGTTGTATCATCACCGTAAACTAATATATTAGATGTCATTAGTAATTCGCTGACGCGAGCGTCTCCAGAAACATCCAAATTATAAGTAGGGTTGAATAAATTAATCCCAACCTTATCTTGTAGTGTAACGATTACAGGAGCATTATATAGTTTATTGTTATCAATATATGTATGGGAAACTAGTTTGAATTCTGCAACATTTAAATTTCCAATATTATCAGGATGTGCTACATTAAATATATAGATATTTGATGATAACAAATAATAAGATGCAGTTAGTTCGTAACCTTCAAATTCATATTCAATACTATTATTAATAGATATATATCCATTATTTAAAGTATTTGGTATATTCCATACAAAATGAAACCAAGTATTTTCTGGGTATTCATATGTAAATACAACATTATTCTTAATTTTGAATGATATACTATTTTCAAAATTCTTTTGAATAGTCAAAACGTTATTATATATATTTAAAGAAACCTTTCCAAATATTTCCATTTGTGTAAAATTAACAGCGCCGTTATTTTCATTTTGTATCTTGTGTATAACAAGAGCAAATAATCTATATTTTTTAGTTAAATTATGAACTTTAAATTCTTTATAAACATCATCTGACCAATTATTAATATCTATCCTTTCGTCTATAATTTCCCATGAATTATGTAATGGATTATTCCAAGCATTTAAATTGTCGCTAGCATATAATCTGAATGTGTTAGGTGTACACTGTTTATTTCCATTAAATAAAAATAGTCTATATCTATCTAAATAGATATCATCGTCCATATCAATTATAATCCATTCACCAAAAAAGTCAATATCGTTATTGAAATACTTATCTATATTAATTGCAATACCTGTAGAAGTATTATATGAATTGTCTTGTGATTCCCACCCCCATCGCCCAGTCATTCCTTCAGTTCCAAAATATAGGTTATCAAATAAGTGCCATGCGTTGTTATAATCTTTAAAAGAACTCTCTATAGTTCTAATTGTATGTCCTAATGTATCAATGTGAAAACTACTAGTAATATTTTCTCTAGGAAATAAAATATTTATAAATTCTATAACTTCTTTCACATTAATAATATAATCACCATGAGAGAGATTATTACATTTTATCCATCCACTAATTACAATATCATTAAGCGAAGACCATGTATCATTTTCAAAATAAAAATATGAACCATTTTGTAAATTTATACTATTTCGTTTATCAATATACTCATATGTACCACCATAATTTATCAAATTAATTCCGTTAGTACTGCTATCAAATGTTAACAGTTCTTGGTTTCTAAATTGATAAAATATATAGCAATCAATATATGTTTCATGTAATGGTCTATTAATTCTTAATTCGCCGCTAACATCAATTAGATATTCAGGGTACTGTTTATCTGTACCAATACCAATAAACCCTTTATTATCCACAGTCAAACAGTTGCTATTGAAATTAAATACTTCGAGAGCATTACTAAGTCCAAAATTATTTAAATTAAAAGCAGAATGTTCACTATGATTTGTTACTTGTACAAAATTACTCATCATAAGTCTACTATATATTGTTGAATCATCGCCATAAACTTCAAGATTGCTAGTCTTCATAAGTGCACTTACGTGGCTGTCTCCAAATACATCAAAATCATATTGTGGATTTTCTATATTAATACCAACCAAACCTGAATTAGAAACCAAAATAACTAAATTGCAAGTTTCTGTAGTATGATGATAAAGTTCCATAACATTTTCTTGTCCCCTATTTACTATTTTAAGTGTAGGTTCTCCTGGTTCACTCCATGAATTATCAATAGTAACCCTATTGAAATTATACATAGGTGCTAAAACTGTAGCATTTGAACCATAAACGAGCAAATTACTTGTATAAACTACTTCACTAATAATCTGGGTTGAATATGTAGACCCATATATATCAACATCATATCTAGCATCTTCTTCTCTATTTATAGTAATTTTACCTCCTTTTTGTACATTAAATATATTGTATGTATTATAATTGTCATCGTCGTAAATAGTAAAAATATTATAATTCAAATTATTATGATTTACTCTTTGAGTTGAATATATTTCTATACCTTTAGGTCCAGTAGGTTCTATAATAATATTGCACGAATTTAAGTAAAATTTATCAGTAAATATTTCACGGAATTGATTAGAAAAGTCGTCATTAAGCATTTTAAGCAAATTATTACCATCCTTATCATAAATAAATCCATCAATTACAATATCATTAGTAGTTATAGATTTCTTTATGAAAGCATCACCTTGATCATTTATTCTTAAAATACTATCCATATAACCTTCTTTCCTTTCCATAAATACTTCTAGTGTTCCGTCATAACTGTAAATTTTATGAATTTTGTCAATAGGGTCTGGTTCAGAATTATCTAAATCAATATAATTAACCAATGTTAGATGTGGTAGATATTTTATATGATTTACATTTAAAAAGAAACTATTATAATATTCATCCTCATAATTATACCATGTGTCAAAATCATATACATAATAGTAATCTCTAATGACAATATCATTTATAAATGGTATACCTAGAATATAAAATTTATCTTGATATATTTCTTCATGCATTTGTTTTTTAACAATTCTATCAGTATAATCGTAAATTTCAATTAAACCTCTTGGTCTAGTTGCCAAAAAATTAATAGAAGTATCGATATATATATTTGATATATTGGCATTTGAATTGACATTATATAGAACATTAATACCTAAATTTGTAACATTTAAAAATCTATGTTCTTCTGCGGCCACCATGGTTTCTGGAATCAATATTGATGTTTCTAGATTTAAATTGTTTGTACGAATTGCTAAAAAGTTACCATTATATGGAATATAGTCATTATACCATATTGTATTCGAAGTTGTAGTGTCAATATATATATTATTATATATACCATTTGCACCAAGAAGTCTAATGTTATTATCGATGAATGTAAAATGTTTATTATAAGTATTATCAATAATATTATGATTAGGTTGTTTAAGAAACGTATAGATATTATTATGAATATGAAAGATATTACTATTTAATTCTGGTTTTCCATATGATACAATATTGCTAGAAAATGTTAATTTAGACGATGCAATAACTGAATAATGAGGATTTAAATATTTTGGAATGGTATAATAATTACTATAACTATAATATAAATTATAATTGCTACCAAATCCAATATTATTTATTGTAGGGATTGGTATTAAATTTGATAAAATATAAACATCATGATACACAATATCATTTTTATCAACGTTAATATCAATATTTGAATTTTCTGAAGTAATTAATGGTGTAATATTAAATTCTTTGGAAAAATTTATAAAACAGTTAGATGTGCGCAATATAATAATATTTCTATCATTATATTTACTCATATCAAAAACATTCATACTTAGAATTTCATTTGAATTGTGTAAAATATGAATATTAGATGTATAAAAATCGACATTTACATTATGATATGTATTATAAGTGTTTGAATTATTCAATATAATATTAGAATTAATAACAAAATTACTACTTTGTTTATAACTTTTAAATATAATATTACAATTATTATCTCTATCTGGAATATTATTAGGATCAATAGTATATTTAACACCTGTATAGTATGTGCTTATAGAATTATCCCATGTAAACATATATTTGCTATAATTATTATGAGCAATGTCAAAACCATCATGTGTATTTAATATAACATTACTATTTACAATTGTTATACTACTTGCCTGATTATATAATTGATTTTCGGTATATCTGTTAGTTATTTTTACAGATGGTTCATCGTATACACTATCAATACATATAGTATCAGATAATGTATCTACATTGAAACCAAAACGTGCTCCATTACGAAGGACACCATTTTTATCAATAGCATCTATAACAAATGAATTAGAAATATTTGTAGGACTGTATGTATCAAATTTCGAATTAGCGGCTGATATTTTAAATTTATATTCATCATCACTACCACCCAATATATAGTAAATATTACTATCACCGTATACTCTGTGTAAATTAATTGCAGGAATATCTTCGCGATTAGTTATTTGTAAGCCATATTTATTTAGATCATCTATATGAAGTGTTACACCTTGCAAAATAATTTCACCAGTGTCTGTATTATAAGCATTATTATTACCAATATGAGTGTAACATCCAATAGAATTATTATAAAAACTAATAAATGGATTATAAGAGTTTATTGCCTTATTGTACGAACTTATTTCCAATAAAGTATTTTGACTATTGTGAAGTCCGCTTACTTTAAATTCTACCATATTCTTGATATCGCCATCATAATTCAAATCTGTATTATAAGTACCTATTTCAATAGAAGATGACGATTTTATAGTACCACTACCTGTAGTAGCAAATCTAGCTACAGCTTTTTGAATATTATTTTGATATACAATAAGTGGTGTAGATGTCTTATTATAAAAAGTTTGCAAATTATTGGCATAGTTAAGAAACCAATTATCTGCATATCCAATCAAAGTTGTATGATTAGGTACAAGTGTGATTTTCTCTGCATTAATTACGATATCATTTTTATTTGCATCACCGCCAAATGATGTATTTATATTATCTGTATTATCAATCACTTTTTGAATTGCATTAGATGAATATTGAATACCATTAATTTTGTATGTAAATCCAACATTTGTTTGATCAATTATATTTATATTACCGTATACATCAAGATCTCCATGTACAGACATTGCAGTATTAGGATTAAAATTAAAATCAGTTACTGGATTATTAATATCAATATGATACATGTTAACACTTTCAGAATAATACATAGACATACCAAATGAGGTAGGTGCGTCGGAGTTATTCATATATCCAAATTGTAATGGTCCTACACGTTTTTTATTATCTGTGCCAGTTTTATTAAGGTGATTTTTATACATAAACCATCTAAATCTATTTCTATCTAAGTTTGGCAATTCAGTTTCATAATCGCATATATCTACACCACTATAGTCGGCATTATTATTAGCACCTCCACCTCTTTTACCTCTGTATATTCTTATAGCAGAATAATTATTATTATTTGTGGTCATATTTCTAACTTGCAATGGTGCTACTGATTTTTCATTTGTCCATCCGAGTGCTATTTTATTATTGGTGTAAAACCCACTCATATCATTATTAACTTTTAGAGTTTCAATCAATGTATTATTATGATAATAGTTGTCAGCATTAATACCTTTTCTAACATTTAATCCTTTCATATCACGTGTACTTGTAATATAATTGTAATTAATACAGAATTTATCAGATAATTGATCATAAATATTATAAAACCTTAGATTATTATCATTGCTGTATAAAAAATTAGCTGTTTTGTAAGCATATTGATTTCTACGTATTAATATATCATTTGCTGAAATTTGTCCAACAACATCTAATTCATAACTAGGACGCGATGTATTTATACCTACACGATTATTTTGATTTATAGCTAATGTTGGTTCGCCATTGGATATATATCCATATCTCTCAATATCTTTACCAGGATAAAAATAAACATTATTCCATTTATTAGGATGTTTATTTGTATTAATAATAAGACTATTATCAAATTGGTTTAACTCAGATAAATGACCAATATATGCAATAGAACCGTTAGGATCATTTTCATCAGAATTATCACGCATCATTATTTCATATTTTGTTCCAACGTCTTTCACAATATTAAGTTGCTCATTATAAGAATCATTATTATCTAATCCAATACCAACTCTTCCAGGAAATGCTACATTTTTGCCACTGATATTCAATATATCTTTTTGTGCGAAAACCAAAACACTGCTACTGGTAATATTTGATGTTTGAATAATAGACGGGTCTAAATATATAGGTACAGTATTTAATATATTTACTCTATCACCATTGTAAAATAAATCACCAGAAGCTAAATTTAGATTTCGATTTAGTGTTAAATCTTTTTGGAAGAATACATTATCATTAAATATTGCATCTCTAACGAAAGATGACACGCCTTTAACAATGAGACGATTTGTATTTAATATGTTATTAACAGTTGCATTATTATCAACAATTAATGTGTCCTTTACGTTTAATAGCTGATTAACTTGTAAATCATAAAAGAATGTATAATTAAAATCATTAAATACACCACCATTAATTTGTCCTGCATAAATAGTCATTCCTTTTGATCTAACATATATATCGTCAAGATGTGCATATTGTTTAGTATAATAGTCGTACATCATAATATCTTTTAATGAACATAGTCCTTGTACTTGAAGTTTTGCATATTCTGTAATGATAGATTTTGAGATATTTTGACCATATATAGATAATTTATTATATACGAATTCGTTAGTAAAATTTGTACCAATACCGACATTTCTTTGACTATCTATTGTCATAGCTGGTATATTAATATGGTTTTCATCATTATAATTTGGTAATGAATTTCTACCATATAAATTATTAACACCTGTGCTAGAAACGCTAACATGAAATTCGAGAGGCATACCTTCTGTTGTCGAAATAACAGAAGGAGATATATTACTACCACCAATTATACCAAATCTCAATTTTACAGCTTCACTGTCGTTATTTACATCATTCTTAATACAAATATGAATATTGTCAATAGTATTATTAGCAGTTTCTACTATATTTAGAGGATATGAATTACTAAATGTGTCACCGTAACCACCTAATGAAATATAAGAAGTTGTAAATATATTATCAACATTAGCAACTGCACCAGTAGTATCTGGGATATATGATGTAAAACCTTTTTGGAAAGGTTGATTTTTTTCATTTATTTGTTTGATAAAACTATCTAAAATATTTGAATTTATATTGCTTGCTATAGTAATATTGTCAAGAATAAGACCTTTTGCGTGAATATTTCCAGAACATACAATATTGTTATCAACGTATAACCCAGCTGTTTTTCCAAGATTTGAATTTATAGTATTATAGACACGTCTACTTGCATTTACACATACACCATCACTATTTACTAACATATTCCATTTTGTATCCAAAGGATCGTCTGTAGGGGTGTGCCTTTCGCCTATAACTAAATATTCGTCATCATGTAAATCTAATTTATATAAGTTTGAAATATTGGCGAAACCAATACCAAGAGAAGTTACTTCCAATGTTGTTGGGAGAAAGCCATTTGCAACTACAGAATTCATTTTATATATAACTCTATATAAAACAAATAATAATACTAATTATATTTTAATAGTATTTTCTTTATGTATAATTGAAAAAAAATGATAAAAAGGATATACATATAAATACATATAATTATGAAGAAAATTGAGGGCATTCACAATAAGACAAAAGAAATAGAGGCAGAAAAACTTCCTTATAATAATAAGAACATTTTGCTTATGGAATATGATCTTGTAGATTTGTTTAAGAATAATGGGTTAGAAAAAATTAAGTTCAAAAATATCAATCTTTATAGAACTGCATTTGTACATAAATCATATTGTACAATGAAAAATATTAATTTTGATAAAAGTAATACTAATTGTCCAGATGATTGTTTACCATTACAGGATATGTCTTATGAACGTTTAGAATTTTTGGGAGATTCGCTACTTGGTATGATTGTAGCCAATTATTTATACAGTAGATTTCCAGATCAAAACGAAGGTTTCTTGTCAAAAATCAGAACAAAAATTGTAAATGGTAAAATGTTAGGGTTTTTGTCTGAAAAAATAGGTTTTCCTAAATTTGCTATAATATCAAAACAAGTCGAGGATTCAAATGGAAGGAAAAACTTCAAAATTATGGAAGATATTTTTGAAGCATTTTTAGGAGCGCTTTTCTTAGATTTTCAAACAGACGATGACTATATTAATCTTCCAGAACATATAAAAATAGCACCTTTTACAGGAGCTGGTTATTTTATTGTAGAAAGTTGGATTGTATATATCATTGAGAATTACATTGACTTTTGTGAGTTAATCCGGACAAAAAACAACTATAAAGACATGCTTGTATCTTATATGCAACATCAACTACAAGATAGTCCAAAATTTTATGAAGTGAACGTAATTTCAAAAGAAAATAGCAGAGTTTTTACATACTGTGTAAAAGATAGAAATAATGCAGTTATAGCAACTGCAACTGGCAGTACAAAAAAAGAAGCTGAAAATAACGTTGCAAAGGAAGCAATGTGTCATTACGGTATAGATATTACAGAATATACACAAATATAAAAAATCAAATGTGTGCTTGTGTGTGTGTAAAAACAAGGATATACATTTATTATATAAAATAAAAACTATACATTTATTATATTTATGAATAAACTTAATATCACACATTTAGTAATATCAGGTGGTGGGATGCATGGTGTAATATTTGTTGGCGCATTAAGATATATATATTTAGAAAATTTGCATAAAAATATAACACATATTTCAGCTACATCTATTGGATCCTATATAGGATTAATGATAGCATTTAAATATAATATGGATGAAATTGAAACTATTATGTATGAATGTTTTAATAATCCTGGTATCAATCATATTCCTAAAAAGAATTATTATAAATTAATAACAGAGTTAGGTTTATGTTCATCATCGTGTATCATCGATAATTTAAAGGACATTTTGCGTAAAAAACACGATAATATAGAAGAAATTACTTTTAAAGATCTTACTAAAAGATTTGGGGTCAATATGTATATATCTACAACAAATATAAATAGGTGTGAAAATACAATATTTTCTATAGAAACTACACCGGATGTATCTGTTTTTAAGGCATGTGAAGCATCTATGTCTATACCTTTTTTATGTAAACCTGTTTATATTAATGGTGAATATTACTATGATGGTGCATTATCAAATAATTTTCCTATAAAAGTGTTTGAAAATATTTCCCAAGAAAATATTTTAGGGATGATGTTATATAACAAAAATAACGATGTAGTTTCTAATATGAATGTGGATAAAATAAGCATATTTGTTATTATCAAACAAATGCTTCATATGATGAATTCATTAAGGCTCAAGGAAGCAATTTTAAGACAAGTAAATGAAAAAGATTTGGATAATTATTATATTCCAGATACAATTTTGTTACAGAACTTTATGAGCTATAAAATTAACAAAAATGGAATATATATGGATATTACAGAAGATCAAATAAACGAGATGATATATAGTGGCTTTAATAGTATGTATAATTATATACAAACTAGGTTAAAAAATGTAGAAAAAAATCAACAATATAGATAATTATTCAATATATGATAAATTTTCATCGATTATATAAGGCGATGAATTAATAACAGTACAACCACTTGGTAATGTAGAGTGTAAAACCTTATATGGCATTTTCAATAACAAAGGGATTATTACATTAACAAATAATGATTTTTCATCATTTACAGTAGGTAATGACCGTCTAACTTTTGTATTAAAGTTAGACATATAGTCACTAATTATATCATTAGGCAGGTCTTTAAATTTACACCATCCGAAATACATTTTATTCATAAATGCTTGCATTGGTCTTGTATAATCATCAATGAATGATTGAATTAAGTTATGTTTGAGAGGAGTATATTTTTCAGCATATCCAAAATCATAAATCATCATTGTATAGCCACAATTTTTAAGATAAAGGTTTTTACCATAAACAATATAATGATAATACCCTGTAACATCTTCTGTCATATGATATAAAAAGTTACCCCAATGACAATCATTATGAATATATCCGAGTCTATGAAATGATAATATTGAAAGGATGCATTGTATTGCAACGTTTGTAACTAATTCGTTATTATGTAAGAAATCCTCATTTTTGCATAAAACAGCAAGATCTCCATGTGCTAATTCATTTAAACATATATAATAACGTGATGATTTCATTATAATTTTCGGTAATCTAGAATTTACTTTATTGCACTCAAATGCTTTATACGTGAGAAGAAAATGTCTAGACAGACCTTTTTTAAGTATATTTTTTGTAATATGTGAATTTATTGTAATTTCTTTGTAATTTTCTGCATTTACAGGCATAAGTTTTGTAGCAATAGGGGATCTTCCTAACATATTCTTAATTGATGTTTTAAATATTACACCATAAGAACTTTGTGTTCCTATTTGTTTTTCTAAATCTACTATATCATTAATAGTAAACCCTTTAAAAGTATTATTTTTTCTATCTTTGAATTCCTTAGCATGTATACATGATTTTTTATCAATATTTTTTACAAAACTTCTGACATAGTTAAAATATTGTAACCTTTTATCCAATGTAAAATATTTTTTAAGCAAATTATTTTTCAAATATTTTTGAATTTTTCTAGCCCTTATATTTTTTATAAATTGAATAATTGCTTTATCAGTGCTTGATTTGTAAGATTTTTTAGTAATAGACTCTTTTAATGATCTTTTTTCTTGATCTTCTAGAACTATTTTGGTATTAGCGTCGAAAAAATCCTTTATAAAAAGATTTTTTTTCAACTTAATAGGTTTTTTTAGACTAAGAATTAATTTATCTTGTATAACATGTTTTTTCATAGGATCATGTTCTGCTTTTGTAATTCCAATTACCTTATCTTTTCTTATTCGTTTCATATATTTTGCATTTCTCTTTTCAATATGTTGTTTTTGAAATATATTGCTTAATTGTAATAACGCAGGTCTAGAAGATATGCTAGTAGATCTCTTTAATGTTCCAATTACTGCTCTCGTGGATAAGGATTTTGTATCTGGTTTCGTCGATCTAGATAATGATGGTTCTTGTTTAATATGTATTGGAGATTGTCTGGTTTTTTTACGAGATTGTATTGAAGGTTTTGCGCTTAATATTTTAGGATAACTTTTATTTGAATTTAGTGATTTCATAAGAGGTTGTTCTTGTTTTATTTTTACACATTTACCAGTTCTTAAACTTCTTATTTTACCCAAAGGACACTTATTAATACATCTCCCTGTTTTCGGATTACGTTCTTTGCCAGGAAGACATTCTTTCTGAAGTTTAAGCGGTTTTACATAATTTTTTCTTTCTTCGAAATATTCGCATGCTTTTTCTCTATAATGCGCTTTGTTATTTTCCCATAATTGTTTAAAATTCGGTATATTATTTCTACCACACCATGCCATTAATTCTATATATCCATTTGGTTTGATACATTTGCCAGTTTTTTCAGAATATTTGCATTTTGGATATTTACAATCAGTCATTATGCAATATAGTTCTAATATAGAATATTAAAAAAAATAATAAATTGAGTTATTTTAGCTCATATATCAATAAATAATATAGTTATAAAATAGATTTATGAATATAACAAGAAACCGTGATGATACAAATGTACCGTATATTTTTATATTAGATTTAGACGGAACTATAATAGGTGATTGTAGTTATCAATGTGATGTATATAATATTCAAGAAATTATTCGAAAAACTTTGGTTGTTAAAAAAAAAGATATGAACAAGTTAGAATTAGGTGCAATTTCAAGACATAAAACATTATGTGATAAGTCACTAAACGAATGTTATAATAGCTGTTCGAAATTGGTAAGACCTTTTTTTGGTATTTTTATCAGTAAAATGAGAAAGATGTTTCCAAATAGCCATTTTTTTGTTTATACTGCTTCAGAAAAAACCTGGGCTTTAAAAGAGATTAATATAATTGAAAAGCAAAACAAAATAAAATTTAATAGACCTATATTTACACGTGATAACTGTATTTTAGATCAATTTGGCAATCTAAAAAAATCTGTTGCAAATATATTGCCAATAATTTTAAAATCTATTAAGGCGCCTAAAAACTATAATATAAAAAATAATCTGTTAATAATTGACAATAATCCAACATTTATTGACTATAAGGATAATCTTTTAATATGTCCAACATACAACTATATTCAATTTCAAAATTTATGGGATAATATACCTCACGACTATCATAAAATACAAGAGCTTAACCAATTTGTATCTAAACTTGTGGCATCTAAAAAGATATATAATAAACATCATAATACAAATGCTCAAATACTAGAGAAGATACATAAATGGCTTTATAAAAAATACCGACGTGTGAATAGCTACAATGCTACATTTGATAATGATATATTTTGGAAGGACTTAGCAAATATAATTGCTCAAAATAATATGAGAGTATTTAATAAAACTATTGTACAAGTCCTTCAAAAAAGTATTAAGAAATAGTTTTCATATATATATAATGATATATATAAGTTTTGATATAGGTGTTAAAAATTTAGCTATATGTATATTAAAACATACTAACATAATACAGATAATAGATTGGAGAATTATAACATTAGCAGAAACTAAAAAAGAGTTCAAAGGTATTGATGATATTACAGAACGAATATTTACAGAAATGGATAATGTCATAGGGCAACTAAAAGAATTAGGTATTGATTTAATAGATTATGTTTTAATAGAAAATCAACCGTCAAATTTGAATGGTGTTATGAAGACTATTCAACATATTATATATTGTTATTTTAGTTTAATTAAACACTGGGATAAAGAGGTTGGTAATGTGATACTAGTAAATGCGTCATTAAAGACTAAAAACCACGAATATCAACCTCACATAAATGTACAGATTGATGAAAATGCCAAAAAAAATTCAAAGGGTTTTAAAAGAGATAAATATAAAATAAACAAGGCTATTAGCATTGATATTTGCAAACATTATATTGAAGGAGATAGTAAATTATTGGAATTATTTGAACAAAATAAAAAGAAGGATGATTTAAGCGATTCTTGTTTGCAAGCAGTTTCTTTTATTCGCAACAAGATAAAAAATCAAGACGAGTTGAATAATCTAAATTATCTTTATTCTATATAGATTTAATAGGACAGTTTATTATATGCGAAAAATACTTATAATAGATATGTATTCAAGTAAACAAGTATTTGCTTTACATAAAAACAGATTTAAGCGATCATTTGAAAACGATGTGAAAATATATTTTAGGAGATGGGATAATATTAGTGGAATTGAAACAATATTAAAAAAGAATATAGATGGTATAATAATATCAGGATCTGATTATTTTGTAGGAGATAAAACCAGTGCAATTATTCAACCAATAATATTAAAAACAGATATTCCTATATTAAGTATTTGTTATGGATTACAGTATATTGTAGGTAAAAAGAATATCAAAAGTTTCTGTAATTACAGGAAATATACAAATGTATATATTATTAAGGAGCCTTTTTATGTACCTAAATCAAAATATTACTTTTATCATCGAGATTATGTAATAAATTTGCAAAGCAGATTTGCACCAAGTATTATAAAAAATGATAAAATAATTATGATTTATGATAAAAAAAATAAGAATATAGGAATACAATTTCATCCAGAAAAATATAGAAAAAGTGGTAAAATGTTTTTTAGAGAATGGTTAAAATACATATGTTCATAATAATATTAAATATTATTTTCAATTTATTTTTTTGCAATTTTACATACCTAAGATATTGTGTTATAATAAATAATGTGTTTGTGCGTAATATATCCAATATATTATTTGTAAATAATATATAAGCGTTTAAGTGTCAAAATAATATATAAATGACAACATTAAGTTTAAATAATAGAAATGACGATTTAATAGAGTTAAATAAAGATAGTTTCACTAAATCACCATTAAGTTTCAACATTCCAAATAAACAAAACCGTATTCGTACTAGTAATTTCAGAAACGACGATATGCTTTTTAATAGAAATAAGATAAGTTCTGACGTAGTTTCTATGTCTTCTAGATCTTCATCGAGAACAAGTTCAGTAGATGGAGATGGGGATGATAGAAAAAAGTTTATGAAAAAAATGAATGTATATAAGAAGCAATATAGTGATAATAATGACGACAGTGAATCATCATCAAGTCGGATATCTGACGTATCTAAACTAAAACAAAATAATGCTGTTAAAAGTGAGACATCTAGTGTATCTGGAGATGATAGCAGTGAAGGGAGTGAAGGGAGTGAAGGGAGTGAAGGGAGTGAAGGGAGTAGAAGTGGTGGTAGTAATAGCTCATCAGAGAGTGATAACACTAGTAGTTCAAATAGCAAAATTGTCAAAAAGAAATCTTCAGATCCTCGACAAAGACTTATGAATGAACTAAATGAAAAAAGAGAAATTATATATCAAATTGATAGACTTGAATCAAAAGGATTTAAAATTCCATTCAAGTTTAATATGAATTCAGATATTGAAGAGATGCGGCACGAATATCATCGTATAGTTAAAGAAAAAGAGCTGGATGCGAGTGTAAGATTTCAACAAAAAATGCTTATGGCAATCGTTTCTGGAACTGAATATTTAAATAATCGATATGATCCATTCGCCATCAAGTTAGATGGGTGGTCTGAACAAATTAATGAAAATATGAATGATTATGATGATATTTTTGAAGAATTACATCAAAAGTATAAATCTTCTGGAAAGAAGATGGCACCTGAAATGCGTCTTTTCGTTTCATTATCAGGAAGCGCATTTATGTTTCATTTGACAAGTAGAATGTTCAAGGAACAACCTCTGCCTGATGTTGAAAATGTTTTGAAATCTGATCCTGAATTAATGAAACATTTTCAAAATGCTGCTGCAAAACAATATATAATTGGTAATAATTCACAAACTCCTCAGTTTTCTTCTATAAAACAACAAAATGACGGGAGTATGGGATTATTCAATATGGTAAGTAATCTTTTTGGATCTTTAGGTGGGCCATCAGATAGTCGCATATCTAGTGCAGGGATAACTGATTTTAATAAAAAACCAGTTGATGATATTGACAATATTATTAAAAATGTGCATAATAAGATATCTTTTGATAATATGGATACAAATATAGAGACCTTATCTGTAAGTGATGAAGAAATTACATCTATTATAGAGGATACTGCAGATATCAAGATACTTAGAGGTACTAAAGGTCGAGGTAATGCAAGAACATTAAATTTGTAGTGATATAATATCTACATTACAGTATGTCATAATCTTTAATTTTTTTATTGATCATCTTAAATTATGTAAGAATTGGAAAAACAATTTACAAATGAAATGGTACAATTATAATAATATCAAAAAAAATAAGTACTTATAAATCAGTATTTACTACCTTACCAAATTTACTTTTTTTTAGAAAGTTTTTTCAAATCTTTTACTGATTTTTTAAAGAATTTTCCGATATTTTTAGCAGAATTGGTTAATCGTTTTGGAGTCTTTTTTATGCTTTTTATAGGATCATAAATACCTTCTTTTACATCATCTTTAAATGTAATTACCTTATTTGCTAGAGAAGAAATAGACTCAATTAAAACAGGTATAATAATTCCTGTAAATAAAGCTATCATAAATAATGAGAGTTCAATCATTGTACCTATCATTATAATATCTCTACTTATACCATCTGAGCATTTACACTTTTCATTAATAAGATATCTAACATACTCAAATGTTAAGTAAATATATACAACAAATATAAGATAGAAAATTATAGTAATTATTGAAAATAGTATAGCTATAATTTCACCAAAGTTTTCGTAAATATCTGCAATTGAAATAAATGATGAAAATATCAAGAATGCTAATGATATTATTGTATATGACTTGATAAAATCCTTATTACTATGTGAAGCACATTCACACCCTATACTTTCTAATTTATAAATATATACTAAAATAACAATTAGCAAAATAAATATCAATATATTTAATATCAATCCACCAATGTAACTTATACTCAAATCAGGTTGTTTCATTATACTATCTAATAATATAGAGTATTTATTTTTTTTCTAAAATATTATAAATCAAAAATCTAGAAGAATTTTCAAAATCATTTACATTTAATATTCCTATTTTTTCAACAATTTTATCATTATTTACATATTTTAATATTCTATATATTTGTTCCAAAAATATATCTACAATATATTTATGTATATTATGATGTTCTGTACATTTGTTTTCTATATATAAAATCATATAATCGTAAATATCATTTAAAATAATATCTACATCTCTATTTAATTTAATCCAAACATAGTTTATGTTATTAATTTCTTTTTTCCATTTTACGTAGTTGCAATATAATTCATATTCGTCGTTTAAAAGTAATAAATTGTTTTCAAATATGTACTGTGGCGGTAACCATCCTTTATTATCAATAAATTTATTCCATTCATATTCTAATTTAGAATCTATAAATGTTTTATCAAAAAAATTCAATATATGTATATATAAATCATTTTCGCATGATTTCATATATGACCAAATAAGTGTAAAATATTCTTCATCATGATTAAGATCTATAATCTCTTTTATTTTCATATAGATGGTTTCTTTATTTTTATCAGTAAGTTTATTCAATAAACCTGTAAGTTGCCTTTTGCTTAAAGAATTATCAGTAAAATCAGGTATAATAATATGAAATCTATTTTTTTGTTTTACGAATGGTTTTTCTTTTTTCGTGATTTTCTTTTTTTCCCATATCATTTTAGGATCATAATGGGTATTAAAACAAGAAAATTCCTTATTAAAATTATGCACTTTTGATAAAATATTTTCTGGAATATCCTTATGAAGTTTTTCCTTGTATTTCTGTTGAAAAACTGAAAAATTAATTTTGATTATATTATCATGCATTTATTTTATATAATATATTTTAATAAATCTTATATGTAAACAAAAATTGATTTATATTTAAGATTTTAGTAAATATATTAGTCAAAGTTAATATGATACTATATACAGAAAAAAATGAAAACAATAATATACAATCAACTAATAAAGATATGTTTGATATGTTTGTTCAAGATTTAGAGAATATATATCATAAAAATTCTATATATAGAGCAATCGTAGTAACAGACTTAAAAAAAGAAGAATGGTATGCGAAACAATTGGAACAATATAATCATTCAGTATTTATAGCTCATACAATTACGAACCAAGATTATGATACAATCGATAACAGAGTTCTTCTGATGAATTATGATATTTTTGATAAATTCTTGGACTATATTTACAGTAATATATTATCTAGTTCATACAATCTTATAGCATTTACATATGATATAGATGAAAAAATTAAGGATGTTTTAGTAGATAAATATAAGAAATTTACTCTAAATAATATCAACAATACAATTATTATCTAAAATATATAATAGATAGTAATACATTTTTATGAGAAAACAAGCAGGTAAAAATAATTTTATTCTGATTTTTTTCATGTTTTTAATAATTTGTCTTGTAGCCTTTTTCTTAATAAACGGTGATACAATAAAAGAAACTTTCACAAGTATACAAAGTTCTAGTAATAAGAATAAATCTAATATAAAAATAGAGTATTATTATACTAAGGAATGTGGATTTTGCAATAAATTCAATGAAAGTGGTGTTTGGGAAGAATTGGAGAAAAAGAAAATGAATAATGTTAGTTTACACAAATATGATTTAAATAATAATAATGAACGTGCGACTAAATTTAATATAACTTCTGTTCCAACCATCATAGCGGTTGATTCTTCAGATAAAATTGTAGGTACATTTGAAGAAGAAAGAACGTTAGAAAAAATATTAAATTTTATTAATAAATATGAAAAAAGTTAGACTGATGGAATTATTACATTATTTTCATTCATAATAACAACTAGCTGATCTCTTAAAGTATTGTGATATCCGTTTAAGAACTCCCATTCTTCTTCAAGTTTTTCCATTTCTTCTACATTTTTAGTATTAATTTCTAGATCATCGTATTTCAACATTTTATCTTCTAGTTCTTTTTTTTGCAATTTGAGTTTTTCAAGTTGACCTTCCAATGTACGAATATTTCCAAGCGGTGTAGGGTTATCTGTTTTAATAAGTGTATTATCTGTATCTTTCTTAGACAAAGTATTCATAATATAAAAGATAATATTAAATCTTTATATCCTTATATACTAAATACTAAAAAAAAATGAGAAATCGCTAGAATATATATATATATAGACATCAAAATGGATATAATATCATTTAATATGATTAACGATGCACCTCATATCATAAGAGCACAAATGTATAGAAGAGATGATATTGATATATTTGTATCAGAATATATTGATGAATTTTCAAAAAAAATAATGGATGAAAAAGCTTTAGTAAATTTTATACAAGGTTATTCACAAACTATATCAATGCAATCTGTGAATAGAATTATTAAGAAAAATGCAAATGAAGAAACATCCGAAAAAGTTATTCAACATTATATGGATATATATTCCAATATTGAATCTTTGTCAATTAAATATCAAAGGATGGTAGAAGAAGAAAGTATGTTTAATGTTAAAAGAAATATAGTATTTGTAATATTGTATGATATTGCCAGGGGGATTAATATAACTTTATAACTTTATTATGTGTCTTGTTATATTTAGTATAATTAGTTTACATTAGCCTATAATTGCATTTATATATATTTTGAAGAATTATTTATATATATAAAATATTATTGATATAATAAAATATAGTAAAACATTAAAATGGGAGGGGGTTTATTACAATTAGTATTAGCAGGTCAACAAGATCAATATATAACACAAAATCCACAGTTAAGTTATTTTAAGTATGCATACAAACGACATACAAACTTTTCCATGGAAAGTATACCTCTTAATTTTATAACCAGTCCATTACTCATACCGGAAGGTGAAGATTATTTCTATAGATGTGATATAAAACGATTTGGCGATTTATTAAGTAATTTGTATTTTTGTTTTACATTGCCCAATATATATTCTTCAGATAAATACAAATTTAGGTGGATAGAAAACATAGGTAATATGTTCATTAAAAAAGCTACCATAAATATAGGCGGGGTTGTTATAGACTCTTTAGTTGGAGAATGGCTAACAATTTGGAACGAATTATCACTCAAAGACGATGGATCATATAATAGGTTAGTTGGACAGGTACAAGAATTAATATCACCGACTATATCCGATACAAGAGTGTGTATAAAAAACAATAGATTTTCTTATATTTTTTACCCAGTATCTGATTATTCAAAAGGAGAAGCTCCGTCAATTAAATCAAAAAGATTATATGTTCCATTAAATTTTTGGTTCACTCGTAATCCATCATTAGCATTACCACTATTGAAATTACAATTATCAGAAGTATATCTTACTATATATACAAAGGGAAGTGAATATTTGTATCAAGTATGGTCGGATGTAGTTGATATGTATGTGAGCCCATATTTTTATAATTCATTACATAATGATAATATAAATATCAATACATTTGCACCAATAATTGCTTTAAATCCATATATAGATGCAAACTATATATTTTTGGAAATTGCAGAAAGAGACAGTTTATTATTAATGTCAAATTTTTCAAATTCAAAGAATCAAAGAGGGATGCAATACATTGTTGAACAGGTTGTTGTATCTACTGAAGCAAGAGTGTCATCAAAATCGAGCTCAAAAACCGATATAGATTTAAATATTCATAGACATGCCAAGGAAATCATATGGACTTTACGAAGAGACGATTATCAAAAATTCAATATATATAATAATTATACTGCACATTCAACGTATAATGAATTTAGTAAGATAATTACTGGCGCTGCTTTAATATGGAATAAAACAAATTTCCGAATAGAAAAAGACGCTGATTATTTCAGTTATTTACAACCATATCAACATCATACTAATGTTCCTAGAATAGGGATATATTGCTATTCATTTGCGTTATTTCCCGAAAAGGTAAATCCAACAGGGTCATTTAATGGATCTGTAATAAACACAACATTAAGATTGGAAATAGATGGAACATATAGAAATCAAAATATAAATGAAAAATTGAGGTTGAATGATAAGAGCGAATATGAATTTGATTATTTAGTAAACGTATATACAATTACGATGAATGTTTTTGAAATTATTGGAGGTGGGGCTGGGTTGAAATTTGCCTAATATATAAGACAATATATATACCTTTTTTTTATTTTTCTTTTTATAGAGGGATGGATCTACTGCTTTTAATTGTTATTGTATTAGCAGGATTTTTGATCAAATATCTAATAGATACTATTAACTCATTAAGTAAAGAATTAAAAGAAATAAAGGAAAAATGCATTTCTAACAAGGGAGAAACATTTAGTATAAATACTAAAAATCCAACAGAGAGTTTCAACACAGATTTAATTACAAGCTTAAAGTATTTTAGAGATTATTTTGAAAATCAAAATACATATAAATAATATATGTATCTATATAATAAATGCCATAAAATATATAAAGAATTATGCCACGAAGATCAAAAGTCAATAATGAAGAATTGCAAACAGATAAGAATAAAAAAAACCTGATGAACACAATAGTAAAGGATGTAACATTAATTGAGAATGAAGATATTATATTGCAACTACCTATATCTGATATACAATTAAATGAAATAAATAAATGTGAAAATACAAGTTATTGCGTACCTGAACCATATGAACCTAATTGTTTTTACATAAATGAAAATAATACATTTCAAGATATACAGGATAATATTATAGATAACCAATATACAGTAAATGAATTATCAACACATGTATTTAATGAAGATATAACAAAAGCTTCAAATAATTGTTATTGGTGTTGTCACCCTATAGAGAATAGAACATATGGGATGCCTTATAAATATAATACTGTTAGTGATACTTATACATTATACGGCAACTTCTGTTCATTAGAATGCTCTAATGCATATAATTTTTCCATACATTGTGGAAGTGATAAAGTATGGGAAATTAATAGTTTTATTCAAATGCTAAGTAAACATTATGGTTTTACACACCCTATTCGCCCAGCACCATCAAAATACTTATTAAAACTTTTTAATGGTCCTATGAGTATTTGTGAATTTAGAAAAGCTCATGTTACAAACGACAAGACACATCTTCTCAATCTCCCACCAATGATTTCAACTAATTTCAACTACGAAGTTGTAAATACATCATATCTTAAAAATATCACGGATAATATGAATATAACAAAAGGATGTAATCATAATGTTGCAATAAAAAAAATACATAATAATACAATTGATAATAAATTAAATTTAATTATTTCCTCTTAAATATAAAAAATGATATAAGAGTATCTTGATTTTCTTATATGCCATAAACATGACAGATGAAATATATTTTTCACCATATCGAATTTCTACAATAACGTGCAATGCTAATATTGGCGATAACATTAATTTAGATTTAGGAATATTATTTGATAATTTGAATGTAGTAGAAGATCAAGAAGGTATTGTTTGGGTTCAATTCTTAAAAGATAATGATGATGTAAATAAGGGTGTATATCCAAAAAAGCGGAGAAAGAGTAAGAAGAATACGCTTAAAAAAAATAGATTTGATAATCAAGTCACAGTAATATACAGATTTAATGAAAAATATATTCCAAATGTAAAAATATTTAAAAACGGTAATATACAACTAACTGGAATTAAGGACGTTTTACATACAGAGATTATAGTCAATTTCATTATCGAAGAAATATATAGAATTTATAATAATCTTAACAAAAGTATAATCGTAGACTACCATGAAGGATATAACCTTTTTCTAAAATATCAAAATTTTAAAATACGAATGATTAATACAGATTTTAAAGTATATTGTGATAAGGAATTTACAAAAGGGTTTGAAATAAGACGAAAAGAAATACATAAACTGTTTATTAACGACATTTATAATAATAAATGTAGTTTTCAACCTGGTATATATCAAGGTGTTAAACTTGAGTACTTTTGGAATAAAAATGATAGTTTGAAAAATGGTATATGTAAATGTCCTGTACATTGTTACGGAAAAGGGTCTGGAATGAAAGACGGTGATTGTAAAAAAGTAACAGGTGCTTTGTTTGAGAGTGGAAGCATTTTGATTACAGGTGGTATTACATTTGATCAAGTCAATGATACATACAACTACATATGTAATTTTCTAAAAACACATAAAGAAATAATTAAAAAACCTCAATTGAAGTTGTACTAATATGTTATATGTTATAACCAAAAATTTAAATATTTACACATTTACACCCTTGAAGATTTAAAATGATACAAACTTGTTATGAAAATGATACAATGTTTTGTATATTGTATATAACAATAGTGATGCAACTCTACCATACATACAACCTATTCATTAATCTAAATAATGGTGTGTTTGGAACGAAAGTTCTATTATTTGGACTATAAGCGTAGCGGTTCTAACAACCTTTTTTCTGCGTTTATATTGCATAGTAAAAAATCAGGTATATTACACGATGTATCATAACCATAATTTACATTTCCTTGAAATAGTATAACCTTGAAGTATATGAATTATTGTTCATTTTAAATCTTCAAGGGTGTAAAATGCAGATTTTTAGTCTTTATAATTCTTACATTTTATTTTTTTTGTTTATTAAATTTACAATAAAATAAGCTAATAATACTTTTGGTTTTTTAATTATTTTATATTATATCATTTTACTCTAACGAGGACTGTTCATATCCTGACACACAATTATTCTTTATCTGTTTCTTCATAATCTTCATTATTCATCATAATATAATGTTTTTTATTACCATATATGACCTTCGTTTTTCTTTGCTTATGTTCTACATTTTTCTCTCTTTATATGGTTCTCTAAGCCTTTTATTATATCCTTATTGAGTATGGTTTTATATTCTGCCATTTTATAACCAAATTTTTATTACTTTTTACTACTTTTTTGTTCTATATCTTAAGGGTGAAAAACATGACAACTAAAATTATATTCCAAATCTGTGTTTTCAGGTTTATAAGTGTTATACAGGTTTGTATTTATTGTATTATTACCAGGTCTATTATATGTAGGTATATGGTGCTTCGCATAAAATTGTGAACAATACGCCACAGCATCTGGTTTAATGCGTTCTATTTTATAGTTATTTCCCCATGGTTTTTTGTCAAATAGTACATCACCGGTATAAAGCCCTGCATTTCTAAGATGTTCAGGCGCAGGTACATTAGGATCATAATCTAATTTGCTATATTCTAATTCTTTTTTCATTCTTTCTATATACATATAAAGAATAAATTTGCTAGTAAAATAAATGAACCCTAATATAGATTTTAGCTATAAATCGGCAGATGATATTCAAAGAGAGTTAAACACAAGACCTACTAAAAGATCAAAAACACATGACTTTGATTTTGTCAAAGATGGACTTGATACCCAAAATATCCGCAATACCATTAAGGATATTAAATTATATATAGATAATAATAAAAAAACAACAGATCATGAAGAAATTATTTCAAAACTTAAATTAGATTTTGCTTTTTTTGCTCAAAGATATCCTATGTTATTCGCAATGGTTACCAAACAAGGCGAATTTGATTCATCTAGTTTGGAATATTTTCTTAACATGAGAGAGAAAATAATTGCAAATGAACTAACTTCAGACGAAGCATCAAAACAGGTTGGACAAGATTGGTTTGATAAATACGTAGATACTTCAAAACTAAACAAAAAGTAGATTTTTTTTCTTATTATATTTAAAAAATGATATAAGATTATATAAGATATACTATTTTATAGTTCTCAGTTCATATTCTTTCTATCAAAAATTATGCATTCAAACAATTCATCTGAAACTAGTTTCCCGCTAAATATTAATGATCTTATCAACTATACTTATCAAGAATATGAAAATAAAAATCATACAATTTCCCATGCTAATTGTCTACTAGCTGTTTTGAAAAAATGGCATCTTTGGCCAAGTATGCAAATCAAAAAATTCAAAGGGAGATCTGATATTGTACTACTTCATAATACATACAAAAGAAACGATGTTAATGAATACAAGGATCTTTATGAACAGTGTAGAAGCGTAGTCCTAGACTTTGCATTAACAGAAGGTAATGTTGTTGTTACATTTGCTAATTCTATTCCAGATAGAATTAATTATGATACATATATTAATACAATTTACGACCCTTGTGATAAATGTTATGAAGCATATGATGGTACAATGATAACTGTTTATAACTATAAAGGAGAATGGTATTTTGGTACATCGAGTTGCCCAGACGCAAATAGTTCAAAATTTTCACATCCAACCAAAAAACATGGCAATATGTTGGATGAAATATTGTTTGAATATTTCAGAAATAACTATACTGACTTACAGATTGCAACAGAAAAACCGGATGTTATTTCAAGAGAAATCAGAAAAATGTTTACTGATAATTTAGATCCTTCTATGGCATATGAATTCTTAATTATTCATCATCAAAATAACCACATTATTGACTATACATCTGTATATGGACCAAATTACAAGGTTTTATTTCATATCAATACAAAACAGCGTGATTCTTTGGTTGAAAAAGATATTTATTCTGTTATGATTCCAAATCTATTACAACTTGGCGTAAAATATCCTATGCAGTTTCAAAATATTGATGATGCTTCTAAATATATTAATGAAAATTCTTGCTGTTATGGTGTAATTATTAAGAAAAATATTATGGGACAAACAAAACTTTACAAAATTTCAACAGATAAAATCAATTTTAGAGAAGATACTGACCCATGTAATCCAAATATTTGGATCAATATGCTTACAGTTTATATGAAAAATAAAGCAGATTATCATATTGTTGATTACATTAATCAATATGTACATGATATTGAATATCCTATTGACAATAACGGTAAGACACTTGATCCTACATATCTAATTCATACAGCTATTTCAACAATAAAAGATAGTTTATTTAATCTATATGTTGCAACTACTACATATTATGCAAAATATAATCGTTTTAAGATGAACAAAGAAATGGATAAACAGTTTCCTCCAATTATTCAGTATCACTTGGCTCAATTGCGTAACCAGCAAGTGTCTATCTACAAGGACAAAACGATTAATCAAGGAAATGTATATTATTATCTATGTCAATGTAATAATGTAAAGAACATTAAGACTTTGATTCAATTCTTTGCTTTGAATTCAATTAATGAAATGCCCCCAAGAACGGCGATGTGTTTTACTATCCTAAATAGCCTCCTTTCATAATATTTTCTCTTAATATAATAAAATGGGTGATATATTTAGTACACAAGCGTGGATTTATTTAATAATTAGCACAATTGCAACATTTATTGCACTAGGACTTTCTATATACAATTTTGGTATAGGATTATTTATAATAGCTTATATTATATATTTTTTAGTATTATTATTAGGAGCATATAATATTAGTTGTCTCACTACCGGTCAATGCTATATATGGAGTTGGATTGTTACTATATTATCAACTATTCCCATGTTACTAATAATTGGTATATCTATAAATGCAATAATTACTGGTAAAAATATATATTCAATAGACGAATAATAAAAAATCATTATTAAATAGAATGGTATCTGAAACAAAAGGAGGTAGGCCTTCTAGAAAAGTCGATAGTAAAAGTGTAAAAAGATCTGTATCTAAAAGTCCTGTTAGAAAAGTTAAAAAGGTCGTAAAAAAACCTAAAGATGCTTCAAATACTGAATTACATCACATAGTTAAAAGAAAAATTACAACTAAACTTTCTAAACCTAAGACTAAAAAACATTTTGTAAAACATAATATATCCAAGGGTGGTGAAAATGAAAATGAAAATGAAAATGAAAATGAAAACGATAAAGTTGAAGGAGGTGGTAGAAAACCCATGCATAAAAAAATGTGTAAAAAAAAACTGTCTAAATATAATATATTTGTTAGAGAGCGTATGTGTGAAATGAGAAAGGAAAAAAAAGAACCCGTTGTTGAATTAATGAAAAAAATAGCAATGGAATGGAAAGCCAAAACAAAAGATTAATATAATTTTTTTTTATGTATAATATAGAAAAAATGATATAGAGAGTATTACATTTTATTTATATATTATAGAATAATGTTTCGTAATTATTCATATAACTCAAAGGATCCTTCTAATAATCATTCATTTGAAATTCACAATATTGATTTGGCAATAGTTAATGGTATTAGAAGAGTTATTTTAACTGATATTCCTATTCCAGGGGTTATTGGTGAAGCATTAGAAACCGAAGAACCTACAGTTAATATTTTGACCAATACTGGTGCTTTACATAATGAAATTATAACACACAGAATTGGTCTTATTCCTATTTGTTTAACTGAAGACGAATTAGAAACATATGAAGACGGAACCATTAAATTAGAGTTAAATGTCAAAAATGAAGGTTCTAAGATAGAAAATATAACTACAAAGCAGATAACAGCAACAAGAAATAATGTGCCTATTAAAGCTGCTGAGTTAACATCTATCTTTCCACCTAATAAGGTATCAAATGATAACATTTTGATAACAAGGTTACGTACAGGAGAACATTTACATTTCACAGCAGAAGTTGTAAAAAGAACAGGTAGAGATAACGCATCATTTAACCCTGTATCATTATGTAACTTTCATTATATTCAAGATCCTTCTATGAAATATAACAATGTTTTAGATAAAGAACGTGCATATTATAGAAACGAATATGGCGACCCTATTGCATTTAAATTTGAAATAGAACATATAAATGTAAGTGTTGGTCCAAAATATCTTATACCAAAATCATTAGACATTATTATTGATAAATTAATCAAATTGCAAAAAGAAGTTATTAATATAAATAATTCAGATACAGTAAAATTAAAACAATTTCAAGATATTGAAAATACATATGAATTCTTTATAGACGACGAAGATGATACATTAGGAAATGCACTACAGTCATACATACATGATAAATGTGTTAGGGTTAATAATAAGTTGGGATTAATTACAAAATGTTTATATGTTGGATATATTTGCCCACATCCATTGAAGTCTCTTATGATTTTACGTATTACACTAGAAGAAGAAACTAATGCCAATAAATTTGCTTCCTTTCTAGAACATATTTGCAAATCGTTAGTTGAAGAATTAACAAAAATTAAAACTGATTGGAATAAATTTGCAATTGATAATAAAGTTAATTAAATAGGACTAAAAAATCCTTAATTTGTTTTTATCCAAATATATTTTATAATAATGTATTAAAGAAGAAATATGTCAATAGATATTGACAATAATGTATACATTATAGATGATGAAGAGTTAGATGAAATAGAATATTTGGAAATTATAAGTTTAAATGAAATGATTAAAGATAACCCATCATTTATAGCTCTATCTAGAGATGAAATATTAAATAATATGCACGATTTTTTTAAAAATAAAAAAAAATCAACATATCTTACACAATTATTTTATGATATTCTTGATAACAATAATGATAAATTAGGAAAATTAAATGACTATTCTAATTTTATATTTAAAATAGATGCTGAAAAACAAGATCATTCCGATATCGACAAAAATAACGACGCCATTATGTTCAATAATTTATCTAAATTAAATGTTGATAGGTATAATGATGCTAAAAATAGGTATTTTTTTGCTATAAAGTATAATGAAGATTCTAACTATATTCGTTTCAAACCAAAATATAAAATAATTACAGAGTTAATCGGAGATAATAAGGATTTTCCACATTTTTATCCAATACTTCCAACAGACGATGTTAATGTACCGTTATTGGCTTCATATTATAAGATACCTACAGCAACAATAAATGATTATTTATATGTAAAAATAACTTCACATTTATTTAATAACAAAAATATTAATTTACAATCATCTGAACAATTTTCATCTATTGATAACTTAGTAAAAAAGACTAGGCCTGATATTAAAACAATAATAAAATATCTACAAAATTCTTTTGATCTCGATTATGATAATTTAAATAATAATTTTAAAAGATTTGGATACTCATTTGATTTTATTACATCTGACGATTTTGATATATTATGTAATTATATGAAAAGTATAACAGAAGGTGAAAATGAGAGGATTACTGTTAATAGACCTATCAAAATTAAGATACCCAATATTATAAATAAAAAAATGGTATATTTTGATCAGTTAAAATCAACTTTGAAACTTTTAAACCTATCTGAAAAGACAATTAATATACTTCAAAATATTAAATTAGCACTTGAAAATAAAAAATTTGAAATTATCAACACTGATAATATACCTGAAATACCATCATTGCACTTTTACGATATTATAAAAGATGTAAATGATGATAAAATTACATTAGAACAAGTTATTAGTAGAATAAAATTTATTAAAGATGAAATTAATATTAATCATAGTATAATTACAATTGACAATTTAATACAAACAAATGAAAATATCGGAAATATTATTGAAGAATATGATACTATACGTGAAAATTTTGAATATGCAAGATATCATGTATTTGATTATGATAAAGATAATAAACAATTTATAATACTTTATAATGAACTTAAAGAAATATTAGATGGAGGAAATGATGATAATTATGAAGGTGTTCCACTTATTTTGAAGAATAATGACTATGAAGCGTTTGAAGATATGGGTAACGAAGCAAATAATGTTCAAGATGAAAATATACATAAAAAAAATGAGTTGGAAAAATACTGGTTAAATTTAACATACAAGGAAGAGCACGGTTTTATAGAACTCCTTAAAATTATATTACCCATAATAAACAATATAGCTAAGATATCAAATATCCATATAGATTTAGATTTATTATGTTCAGAACTGTTCCAAAATTTCAGAAATGTATCCACTAAATATAATAAATTAAAACGTGTTTTTGAAGAAAAAAATATTGCAATAAATTCGAATTTAATATATGATATATCAAGAATTACACCATATGCATCATTCAGTATTGATTTAAATATGAGCATTGATATTAAAAATATAATATCAGAAATAAATGATATGTATGTCAAAACAATAAATGATGCATTTGCTTTATCTATAGCTTGGTGGGTTTTACTTATCCAAGACAAAATACTAAATAATAGTATTTCAATAAATGAAAATGAATTAAACCCTGTATATGTAGATAAATGGTTTGCATATGGTGTGCCTTTACAAAAAAAGGAAAAAAATGGTGTATTGACATATATATGTCATATTGCTATAGATTTTCTCAAAGAATCTAATGAATATATGTTGAGTGAAAATATATACAATACTTCATTAAATGTTATAGAAGATCATTACAAGGACTTAGTTCTAGATATTCGTAAAAATCATGAAGCAGTAAAAGAAAAGAAAAAGGTCGAAAAAGGTGTTATAGCACAAAGAATTATGATAGAAAACGTACAGAAACAAAAGTTTGATAAAATTGCAACAGATTTTATAGATGCCTTATTGTATATGCCTGGTGTTAATTATAAGAAATTACATAGATTTTTACTTGGTTGTTGTCTACAAAAAATTGATATAAATTATAAGGCAGATAGTGATTTGATTGTTAATGGACGTAAAGACCTTATTGATATTAAAAAAAAGTTTTCAAAAAGAAAAGAGACAAATAAAAAAAGATATATACGTTTTTCACCACAAGATAAAAATATATTAAAAGATAGTTTTATTGAAAATGATATAAAATTTATTAAACTTGAACCGTTTGTTTATAATATAAACAATCATGAAAATATTGTTGATTTATGGCTTGATACTATGTATAATAAAAATCCTTTATTACCAAATAATATAATTGATGAAATTAAGGATAATTCTAGAAAACTTATTGAACATATTAATAAAAATATTAAAATAATACAAACAACATCAAGAACAAAAAATAGCGAGTTAGATAAATTGTTTATTATAGGGAAGGTAAATTATAGAAATGCTTTATTATTAATTAATAAATCTCTAAAAATGTATACTAATAATAATGAAAATGTTGATAAAATTATACAACTTTCTATAGAAAGTATAAATAATATATTAAGAGATTTATATAAACTAAACAAGGTTGTAAATGATGATATTCAGCTAGATATCGATAGAATAAATGCTTATATTATTACTCGAGCAATGTGCCTTCCATGTAATCCTGAAGTTAATACTAACTTGTATTTATTACCTATAATGGAGATGCCTCAAAATTATATAGAAGAAAATACAAAACGTATTCATAATAATATGCTAAATATGTTGAAATTCTCTAAATTTCCAACTATGCAGGAAAATATTAATTTTTTAAACAAAAAACGAGAGGAAAATAAACAAATGAAATTAAATATACTTAATAACAAAACAGTAGAAGAAAACCAACTTATAAGCAATTTGAAAAAGGCAGGTATAAAACATAATTTAATGGTTATGGAATTAGATGAAATAAATGAGGCTGATGATGTAAACCATGATATTTATATAGATAATAATAATTATGATTCTCTACAAGAGAATGACTTTAAATTAAAACAAGAAGACGAAGATGGTGACGACGATAATATGGACGATAATGATATGGGATTTATATATAGTAGATAAAAACTACAAAAAATATTATCTTATATGATCATTAAATCCTAAGTATGCAGAAAGCGTGGATTTAATTCCGAAAATTCTATGAGATATAATACCTAATCCTAAAAATGTAACAAATATTAAAAATAATGAAAATAAATATTGTATCCATGTACGTTGTTCTTTATCCTTCATTTCTAACGGGTATGTCCATAATAAACTATGTACAATTAATGCAAATATAAATGTTACAACAAGATCAAATATTGCCATTTTTAAAAATCTATATTGTCTTAAGTATTCTATAATAGCCATTAATTATATAGGTGAAAATAAAATGAGTACATAATTTATTTTTTTAAGAATGTTTTAGAAAGTTTTATAATTTTAAGTTTTATTTTAATTATGTACTCAAAACGAGGCTCCTTAAGTAGTCCTTAGAAGGTATTAAAGTATTATTATTATATTCTTTGAAAGGGTCATACAATATATTATATATTAACTTGCTTACAGCATAGATGATATAGTATTTGGTATTAGTATTCCAAATATAAAAATGAGTACATAATTTATTTTTTTTGAAAATTTCTAGAAAGTTTTATAATTTTAAGTTTTATTTTAATTATGTACTCATTTTATGGTTCCTTAAGTAGTCCTTAGAAGGTATTAAAGTATTATTATATCCTTTGAAAGGGTCATACAATATATTATATATTAACTTGCTTACAGCATAGATGATATAGTATTAGGTATTAGTATTCCAAAAGTTATTCCAAATATAAAAATGAGTACATAATTTATTTTTTTGAAATTTTTTGGAAAGTTTTATAATTTTAGGTTTTATTTTAATTATGTACTCAAATTATGGTTCCTTAAGTAGTCATAGAATGTATTGAAGTATTCTTATTATAAGGGTCATACAATATTTCATATAATAACTTGCTTACAGTATAGATGATATAGTATTTGGTATTAGTATTCCAAAAGTTATTCCAAATATAAAAATGAGTACATAATTTATTTTTTTGAAATTTTTTGGAAAGTTTTATAATTTTAGGTTTTATTTTAATTATGTACTCAAAATGAGGCTCCTTAAGTAGCAATGATGTCTTAAAGTATTCTTATTATATCCTTTGGAAGGGTTATACAATATATCATATAATGATTTGCTTACAGTATAGATGATATAGTATTCGGTATTAGTATTCCAAAAGTTATTCTAAATATAAAAATGAGTACATAATTTATTTTTTTGAAAATTTCTAGAAAGTTTTATAATTTTAAGTTTTATTTTAATTATGTACTCATTTTTATATTATAATAATAAAAGTACATACAACATAAATTAAGCATTATCAAAACGCTATTTATAATAAATACTATATCCTTGTATCTTTTTAGTTTATTTTGAACATACGTTTGAGCATTTGGATCACAGTCAAATGGAATATATACATCTCTTACAATACCTTTTTTATAAGAGTAGCTTGATGTGATAATGTCCGATATATAATTACAATGAGCTATTAATCCAATAACGTTAGCTCTCTTTTTAACTGATTTATTATACATTATTGTATCTAATAAAATTCTATAAAATCCTCCTAAATTCTTTTGTGATATACATCTATGTTGATAACATTTACATTGAACTAATAAGATATCATTATTTTTTAGTTTAGCAACAATATCTATACCTGTATCGAGCAAGACCTTAAAACGCATATTGGTTTCATTTGTTTTATATCTATCTTTAATATTCATACAATCGTCATCAATAATTAATGATGATTCTAAAAATAAATTATATGGTACATTTTTCCATAGATAAGCTTCCTCTACATCATAAATTTTATGTAGCATACCAAGAACATATTGTTCATATTCATACCCTTTAATATAATTATAATCAATATATTTAATATATTCGAGTAATGTCATAATTGTTATGTTTATAAATGTAGTAAACTTGTCATTTTTTATCAAAATTATATAAAACTTTATAATATATATATATATAACTTTAGTATTTTCTGACCAATAATGATATTCAAAATGTGTAAACAATGTGTAAATCCTAAAAATTGCGATAATGATGTGCAAAATAATGCAAATACTGAAAAGGTATATCTTTCTAAAGATTTGCCTATTATTGACGATACATTTGTATATCAGTATTATCCAAATAATGTTGATATGTATATATATCAACCAAACAATAAAATACAACCGATGAAACATCAACTTATTTATCATGATCAATATGGTAATCAAATTGATCCAAATCAACCTCAACTAATTTATCATGATCATTATGGTAATCAATATGGACAAATGCATCATCGACTAATTTATCATGATCAATGTCACCCAGGAAATCAAAGTGTACAAATGCATCCTCAACTAATTTATCATGATCAATGTCACCCAGGAAATCAAAGTGTACAAATGCATCCTCAACTAATTTATCATGATCAATGTCACCCAGGAAATCAAAGTGTACAAATGCATCCTCAACTAATTTATCAT